CTCGTTGTTGGGGTCCCAGTTGCGGGCCTTGTGCGTGGTCAGAATCTGGTGCATCAGCGCCATGTCAGCCGCGCCGAGGTGGTCGTACTTTTCGTCATGAAACTCGCGCACATGCGGCGCCTGGGCGTAGGGCAAGCGTCGGGCTTTGGCCGCCTCAGCCTCCCATTTGGCTTTTTCGGCTTTGACCGCCTCATCTATGCGCGCCTGCTCCTGGGCTTTGCGCGCCGTCTCAGCCGCTGTCGCGTCCGCTTGCGCCTTCAGGGCCGCGGCAACGCTATCGGCCACGATCTTTTGAATCTCTTGAGTCTCCATAGTTGTTTGCTCCATAGTCTGCTTAGCTGACCGTTTCGCATTGCCCGCCGGAGGCGACGCTTGCGCGCCCTCTGCCCCGGCCTCCTGGCATATCTCATCAGGCAGGGTCAGCCCCGCCTGCTGATAAACTGTTTTCATCACCGGCATGGCCACGGCGTAGGCATTGGCTGGCTCACGGCCCTGGCCTGTGTCAATCAGGCTCAGCTCGGCCACTGGCCAGTCCAGGATACCCCCGTCACTGGCCTTGCGCACGAGGTGGGCGATAGACCCACTGGACGCGCGCGCCGTGCCCGCTACCGCCGCGTCCCAAATGCGTTTGGCATACTCACTGGTCTTGTCGAGCACCACGCGGAACCAGTGCCCGGCTATGTCCGTCCAGCGCCGCACGGTCTTGCCGATAAAGCGCGCCTCGCCATCGGGCCGGCCTTCCGGCGTGAATCCGTGATAGTACACCACTGGGGGGAGCTGCCACTTGTCCTCATGTGTGCGCGTGGCCTGACTGAAATACTCGCCCTGCGCGTCCCTGCCGGCGTGTGGGCCACCAAACGGCACACCCAGTACGTCGAGCTCCCAATCGCCCATCGCCTTGACGGTGATCAACAGCGCCTTCACATCCCATTCAGCGGGCAGCGCCGCCACAAACGCCTCGCCCTTGCGTCGGCACAGCGCAATCAGCCGACGCTTGAACTCTTCGAACGAATGGGGCCCCTTGTATCGCCCCCAACTGGACACGGCATCGCTCACATCACCCACGGTCACGACCGGGAATGTGCGACTATCCGAGAACACAAAGTCGCCGGCCTCCAGTTTATCCCGATCTACGCCGCCCCCCACGTTGGGGTCCATGTCGCGTTTCTCAGCGTCCATACTGCTATCCCTTCAGCAACGCATTGATCGTTGCCCGTACCTTTTCGATAATCCCCGGGCCTTTTGCCTCAGCCGCTTCCTGGATCGTGCGCCAGCCACGCGCCTTGTGGAACCGCGCCTGCATGTCGGCATCCTGGACATAACGCGCATAACTGGCGTTGTTTCCCACCTCAGCCTGCATCCCATCAGCAGCCACTTTGGTTGTCCAGCGCCGCCCCAGTGTTTCACTTGTGCGGCTGCCCCCAATGCTGCCATTCATGCGACGCCAGCGCGGGCCATACCCCCGCTCGTACCATCGCGGCCGGCTTGGGCTATTGGCCTCGGTCGCCGGAGCGTACTCGGCGATCCAATCCTTGATGTCCAGGGCCGCCGTGCCCATAATGCCCTTCAGGAACTTGACGCCTTCGATGCGCCCGAACTTGGCCAGAACTTTGTCGAGGCCCTCTATGCGGATCGTTACGTCAGGCATTTGGCGCTATCCATTCGTGCGTAATCCAACAGCGGCAGCGCGGATGCTTGGGTGGCGTTTCGTCTGTCATCTCATTGTCCATCGGCTCGCACAGGCCGCACACCAACTCGTCGCGGTTCGTATGCCACATGCGCCGGAACCGCATCCCCAACCGCTGCGCCTCGGCCACGGTCAGGGCCTCGCCAGCGGCGTAGGCTCTTGTCACCTCAGTCACGCTGATCATCTCGGCGCGCACCTTCCCGAACCACGGCTCTAGCCGCTTGTACAGGTCGCCGATCGTCGTGCCCTTCTCGCGGATGTACCTGGCCACAGCATCCTGCACCACCCGCCGCGTGGTCTCGGTAATGCCCTTGATCAGGTCGTAGCCGTACTGTTCAGCCCAACGCGCCGCTGTCTCGGCTGCCAGGTCCCACGAGACGCCCACGCCGGAGTCCATCAGCCGCTGGGCCGCGATCATCGCCATATCCTCCAGCTCTGGACGTATCGCAGCGACCATCTGCCCGGCCTGGGTATCCCAGAATCCAGGTGGCAGGTTGTTAATGTCCGGCGGGTCGCCCAGCAGGTCGCGTACCTCCTGGTATTGCCCGTCCAATTTCGCCTTGAGTAACCGCGCCAGGCGTTGCTCGGCGCTGTCTTTGGCGTCGGCATTGGGGTCCACCTTGCCCTTCCGATCAACCCGCGCAGCCTTGATCAGAAAGGGGCCGCTAAAGGCGGCCTTGACCTCCTCGGCATTGCCCGCCACCAACAACCGCCCGCGTATGACCTCAGCCACGTCGCCCGGCACATGCTCACACTTGAACGCCGCTGCATCCTCGCCCTTGCGTTTGAGCGCATAACGCCGCCAGGCGTGCAGCTCGGTATGGCGCTTTTGCTCGGTAGCCTCAACAGCAGGCTCTTCAGGTTCCTCAGCCATGGACCCGCCTTCGGGCGCAACCGGCACCACGGTCGCGGGCTCCTGGCCAGGCAGCCCCGTTGCCGGGCCCACCTGCGCGGGCAGCAGCAGGCCGCGATCATCGCCGAGGGGATCATCATCATAGTACTTGGCGCGCACTTCATCCACGGTGTGCACCCGCGCATACTCGCCCTGCTCAGCCAGTTCCAAGCTGCGGTCGGTGATCCGGATATCATCGAACTGCGCCACCAGGTCGGGGCCGTAGGCCGGCAGGATGCGGTTGGTGATGCTCTGCGCCAGCGCGTCCATCTGCTCATAGCAATAGTCGCGGAATATCCGTTCCCCGGCTTTGGCGTTGGCTTCGGTTGCATTCACGTCCAACATGGAGGCTAAGCCGGGCGCATACACCGCCAGGATTTCCTCCTTGTTGAACCGGCGCGCCCCCAGGAACTCCATGTCCTTCTGCGTCAGCGCCGTTTGCACCCAATTCACCTGGCCCTGGCCCACGCCATGCAGCATCATCAGTTGACGTTTTGTTCCGCCATATTCGTCTTTGACCTGCTGCTGCATTTCCTTCCACTGGTCGCCCTGGAAGCGGTCCTTGAATGCCAGGATACCGGCCGGCTTGGCATTGTCCTTGCCGAACCAATTGGTGTTCCATTTCTGCATGGCCAGGTCGCCGGTAGCAACCACAGCCAGCGCTTCGATGGGCGACATGCCCACAAACGGGTTGGCCGGGTGAAACGTCTTGCAGTGCAGCACGCGCCAGGCCGGGAGGTGCTCGATCTGCCCGTTACCTGGGTCGTACTCATATTCCTCGACAATCAACTGCCCGCCCAGGCGCGGCCAGCAGTTCGGCGTCGGAATGGTGTACAGTTCTTGCGGCGGCTCATTCGGCCCGCCCCGGTTGATGTCCCAGTAGCCGTTGCCCGTGAGAGCACGATAGGCCGCGATGCTGTACAGCAGCTCATAGCGCGAGTTGGTTGGGTTGGGCCGATCCAGCAACACCTCAAAGGGGTGGTTGTCAATCTGGCTCAGCTTCTCGCCCTTACGCTGCATCACGCGCAGGGGGGTCTTGGCAACCATGCTGGCCGTGTGTGAGACGGCAATCAGCACCCAGCTCAGCCGCTGGTATAGCTCGGCCTGGTTGCGCCAAAGCGACCCGTCCATGATCTCGAAGCGCTGCGCCTCAGCCGTTGCGCCCAGCCACGCCGGAGGCGACTCGACCTGTGCTTTTGCATAGCCCCAGCGGGCCAGGAGTTTTTCGAAAATCACGTTGCCTCACTCACACAAATGCAACCATGTCCAGGGCCGGTACAAGGCTAGTGCCCAACCAGGCCAGCGCCACCGCATCGCCACAGTCCGGGCTGCGCCCGATGCGTTTGATGATGTCCTCTTTGCGCTCAATCTGTATGCCATTGGTCTGCATCGCCCACCGTGGCGCTTTCAGGTCGCCCAGTAGTTCCGGGTCGTCCGGCAATGCCAACCCTGCGCCACGCGCAGGATCAAGCGCCTCGCGCAATCGCCAATAGGCTTCGGCGCGCACGTTCGCAAAATGCAGTTTCCCGCTACTATCCGTGGCCTTGCTGCCCTCAGCAAAGTTGATGCCAGCTACATTCAGGTTCAAGCCGCGCGCAGTATCGTAAGCTGACGCGCCTACACCGATAACGTCTATGGCCGCACTGCCTCCGCTGGCCAGGGCCGGGGCAATTAGCCCCGCCACTGCCTGGCCATTGGGCGTTGTGCGCCCCGGATGTTTCGCCATCGGCGCAAACCACCCCCCGTAACAGGTCGCCAGTACCGTTTGATCGTCGCCGCCACGCGCCACATCCACGCCGATAACTGGCGTCACTTTGTCTGGCCGTCCATCCGACCGCCATCGCATCATCGCCGCTCTGATCCAGGCCGTCGGGATCACCTGGTAGGCATCATCTGTCAAGCCGGCTTTCCAGTCGCCGTTGAGCAATTGGCTGCGATACGGCTCTGGCATGAGCGCCAGCGTACGCCGGTAATCGTCCCCCAGGTAAGCGTTATCCGCCAGTTTTGCCGGTATAAATGTGCGGCTCACGCCATCGGGATCGCCCGATGCCGTTTCAATTTCACGTCCGTCTGCCGCACGCTTGTACCAACGCAACTCGCCGGGTTGCGCCGGGCACGGATGGCCTTCGTTGAGCCAGACCCCCCAGCGCTCCATTACCCAGTCGTTGCCCTCTCCGCCAGGGTTCGTTGCGGCAACCACGCGCACACGCTGGCCACGCGCCGTGGTGCGTGCCCGGCTCAGCAGGTACTCGTACTGGAACTTGGTAAACTGCGTTAGTTCGTCGAAGCCGATCAGGTCATAGGCTGCGCTTTGGTAGCTATGCACATCCTCATTGCGCTGAGCATGGCCAAACTGCACGCGCCTATCACCCAAGGCCCACACGTGCTGCGCCCCGTTATAGCCGGGCTGGTGCTCCAGGATTTCCTGGGAGCGCACGATCAACGATGATTCCAGTTCCGGGAACGTGCGCCGCAACAGCAGCGCCCGCTTATGTTTCGTGAGCGCAAGGCCCAACAACAGGTCCGACTTGCCCCCGCCTGCTGCGCCGCCGTACAACACCTCGAACGCAGGCGACTCATACGCCAGTGTTTGCGGCCCCTGCTGCGGTTTCCACCTCACCACTGTCGTCTGTATCGCCTGAGAAGGCTTCGAGAAGTCGAATGGCCTTATCGGCACAGACCCCGTGTAAGACCGCAAGTTCGCTGGCGGGCTGTTTCTTGAGCCACGCGACATCGCTAAACACCCTCATCTGCGCTGTCAGAGTAACCAAATTGGCGCGCAGATATTCCAGAATCAGCGCGCCAATTTCCTTTTTTGTGCTTGGATTCGTGGGCTGCGAACGATCTATCAATCCAGACCAATATGAAACTGTGCCACGTGGAAGGTGATATTCCTCGGCCACCTGGGAAATGGACTGCCCTGCTAATAGCGCGGCCATTGCGGCCGCCTTTACTTCCTGTGTGTGGGCCATTTTCCCTACAAACAAAATGCTCAGGTATCTCCCCCTGAACATACCACACGAGGCGTGCATTCCCTGCGCGTTTAGCATTTCAGCAATCGCCAGCCATCACAATCGCAAATGAGGGGCACGAACAGAGGATCGGTCTGCAATACGATCAGGTCGCGACGAATGGTGGAGGGCGTGACCTCGAATCGCTCCGCCAGTTGCACCGTGGTGAACTGGTGCCCGTCGCGGAAGAGCTGGATCATTTCCATGAGGCGGAAGACGCGCCAGCAGGCTTCTCTCATAATAGCCTCCCTTGCATGGCAGCCTCGGAGATGCGCTTGCGGGCGATCTCTGCGTACTCGTGGCAAATCTCGATGCCGACAAAGCGCCGCCCAAGCTGAACCGCCGCGACGCCGGTCGTGCCAGAGCCACAGAAAGGGTCGAGGATTAGGTCACCTGGCTTGGTTGTTACTTCAATGCACCCGCGCAATAGCATCTCTGGCTTTTGAGTAGGGCGCGCATAGCGGCACTCGCCTGCGGCGCGATAAAAGCCAGCCCAAGTGGCTTGTACCACGAGCACGCGCCAGAATCTTTGTACAGTCCCCCCCATTTCCGGGTCTTCCAGGCTAGGCATAGGACAATAGTATTTGCAGTTACCGCAGCATCTATCGCCCATCGTCATCCCTCCCTTTGGCAGAATCCCGTCAAGTCGACAGTTCGACGATCCTGTCTCTTATCACAGACAGTTCATTCCTGGTAAACCTCCGCCAATCCGCCAGATGCACCTGCATCATGGTGTGCGCATAGTTTTGTTTGCTAACCCCATCCTCGTCATTTGCGTAGATAGCCTTATACTCATCCCACGACACCACGGCGCGCGACAATATATCATCGGCTATCGCGCGTAGTTCCATGCACCGCGCAAACCAGACATCATCATCTTGGCCGTCCATCATCCCTCCCCATTGATCATATATAGCGCCCACGCCACCTGCGTCAGAATCGCAATCAGCGCGATCTGTGCGAATACCACGATCTCAGCCATGTTGCCTCCTCTTGTTGACTATCTCCACTACATCGCCCACGTTTCGCGCAATGTACCACATGCCAGGGTAATTATCTACAAAGCGCTGCTCGGCCTCGGTTAGCGGTTCGTTGCCCGTCTTGCACTCTACCCAGAAAGTACCACCAAACGGATCCCAGCATAACACGTCAAGCACGCCACGCCCACACCAGTGCATGTCCATGCACCACACGCCGAGGCTGCGCAGCGCGTCCATGATCTCAGCCTGGTTGGCGTCAATCCGTCTGGCGTACTGGCTCACAGAAGCCTCCCTTGCATGGCGGTCCATCGCAAGCATCCAGTCGCCTGAACTCTTGCCCAGTCTATGACGCGTTCCAGATGCCACAAATTAACCGATATGCCGGCATCGTTGTACTGCCAAACAATCTCTTCCAACAGGGCACACCTATCCAGGGCCTCAGGATATGAGCCTGGCTCATAATGCTTACACGACATACAATTATGTAGTGTATTCACAATCTCAGCCTCATTCTGGTTGCTGTCTATGCGTACGGCGTGCTGGGTCACAGCACATACTCCGCTTGCTCACCGCGCGATTCATCGGCAGTGGCACCTGGCAGGTTCCAGCAATACCACTCGCCGCCAAACTGCACGTAGAACGAATCCCAACACCACACGCTGCTATATCCCTCGTGCGCCGCCATTTCGCAGGCGTTATAGACAGGCCGCGCCTCGCCATGCGCGGGTATGTAGCGCGGCCCAACCTCGCGCCCATTCTCAAAGCGTAGCATGAAATGCTCATTGAGCATTCGGGTAACAATTTTCTTTGTCATTCTTCCTCCTCGCTTTCGCCCAGCCACGCGGGTAAAGCGGGCCGGGGTAGGTCATGTAGGGTTGTAGGGTTTGGCCCACTTTTGCGAAAGTTCACAACTGTAGCTGGAAAATGGTTTGTAAGTATAGAAAAAACCAACCCTACACTACATACCCTACATTGGGATTTCTGATGGTTCATATTCTGGCTGTGCATCTTGAGGATCCTTTGATTCGGGCTTTTTCTTGAACTTGTATGGATACTGTATCCCAGTGCCCAGCCGATTATGCTTTACTCCCCGCTCAGATAGCCTGCGCCCTAAAGCTGTGCCAGTAATGGCCTCCTCCCCGTGACCTAACGCCCAGGCGTTATAGGCTCCCAATAGTTGCGTGGCCATTACGCCGCCCAGCGGAGCCTCCTCCATGTTTTCATCTAAGAACTGACCTACTAGGTCGCTATCCTTGCGGTATTCCTCGGTTTCCTTCAACACCTCAGCGGCTGTTTTTAGTCCATCTTTCTGCCAAGCTAAACACCCACGCACGGCCCAGGCCAAGATACCAGGCAACTCCTCTTTCAGTTTGCTTTCAAGTTCCTTATCGGGATTGGCTTCAAAGCTCACATTGAACGGCAACAATCGCACACGTCGCCAGATACCCCGATCAGTGCCACGTATCTCCGGTTTGTGATTCATTGCCAGCCAAATCTTGTAACCGGGCGTATAGGTGAAAAACTCATTGAACAAAAAGCGACAGGTCACGGGGTCACAGCCGGTCAGTCGCTTGACGCGGCTCTCATTCAGCGGCTTCCCCTCGCGCGTCTCACTGGCAGTCACCAGGCGCGCGCCTGCCAGTGCCGCCAGATCATTGCTGGCCGTATCGCCATAACTGGCCTCGAATGTACCCATCGGGGTATCCGCTGCATACGTTCCCAACATAGCC